GAATCGGCTGCCCTACGGCATCTCCAACGCCGGTGCCGCTCAGACCTCGACCCGCCGGGCGGTGTTCTGCGGCGCGCAGGCCGCCTGCGTCGGCTTCGGCAAGGAGTTCTCGAAGGGCTCCCACTTCAAGTGGATCGAGGAGCTGTTCGACTACGAGCGCGAACTCGGCGTCTCGGCCCAGACCGTCTGGGGCATCAAGAAGTCCGTCTTCAACTCCAAGGACTTCGCGACCATCGTCGCCACCACCTACGCCGTCGCGCACTAAGCGCGGCTGCTCCACCGATCCCGTAACAAGGCTCTGAAAGGGCAATCGAATGGCTACTGGTACCCCGGCGACCACCGCTCGCCAATCCGCGGAACAGCAGGTTCACTACCTGCGCTTCACGGTGAACTTCAACGATACCGGCATTGCAACCGGCAACGGCAAGCAATGGCTTCCCAAGGGCGCCGTCATCATCGGCACCGACGTCAATATCGTGACGGCGTTCAACGCCGCGACGACCAACGTCCTCTCGGCCGGCATCGAAGCCTCGACCTACGCCAATATCGTCACCTCGGCGCAGACCGTTTCCGGAACCCCCGGCCTCAAGGCGAACCTTCCGCCCACGGGTACCGCGTTGGTCCCGTTGGCGGCTGATAGCCAAGTGTTCGCGTTGTACACCCAGACCGGCACCGCCGCGACCACCGGTCAGGCCATCATCATCGTCAAGTATATCCCGGCGAACGATCTCTAAGGGATCGTGGATATCTGGCTGCACTATGCGGGGGCGGCGCTTGTTCTTGATGAACCGGCGCCGCTTCCCGTGCTTTCGCCGCCGGCGCCGGCGGCCACTTCTCAGGCTGTGACGGTGGCAGATGGCAACGTTTCTCGACCTTCAAAACCGGATCGCAAGCGACCTGACGCGCGACGATCTGACAAGCCAAATAAAAAGCGCGATCGGCGACGCGGTTAAGCATTACGAGACTTCGCGGTTTTACTTCAACACCACGCGCTCTTTGACCTTCCCGACCGTGATCGGGCAGGTGGCCTATACGGCGGCTGATATGCCGCAGATCCCGAACATCATTCGGATCGATAGCCTCTGGCTGCGCGATAGCGTCTCGACCTTTCCGCTGACGCGGCTTGAGCCGGACGAATTCGAGTGGCTGCAAAACAATTTCACGGGCAACGGGCGGTCGACCGATTTCACCTATATCGATGGGCAGATCCTGCTTTGGCCGGCCCCGGTCGCGGTCTACACCATGCGACCGCATATGCACTACCGGTTGGACCCGCTCTCGGCGGATACCGACAGCAACGCATGGTGCAACGACGCGGAACAGCTGATTCGCTGCCATGCGAAATTGCTGCTGTATACGAACCTCCTGGAGGACGTCGACGGTGCGCAACGCATGTCCGCGCAAATCCAGTCCTATAAGGACCGGCTCGATTATGAGACCTCGGCGCGCACGGCGACGGGTCGGATTCGCGGGACGGATTTCTGATGCCGATCATCCCGTTTCCCGAATTCAAACCGGATTTGGCGGATTACCAGGCGCAGACCGGCCAAAACGTGCTGAACGTCGTTCCGCGCGGCGATGGATACGGGCCTTTTCCCAGCCTTGCCGCGCTGTCTCAATCGCTCGGGCTGCAATGCCGCGGCGCGTTTGCGGCCTATAAAACGGACGGCTCTGTCGTCGCTTTCGCGGCTTCCGCTACCGATCTTTACCGCCTCGACAACACCACCTTCGGTTGGTCGAAAGTCTCCCTCGGCGGCGGCCCCTATGCGGCTGTGACCACGACCGAACAGTGGTCATTCGCGCAATTCAACAACCTGGTCATTGCGGTGCAGGGCAACGTCGCGCCGCAGGTGTTCGATATCTCGAGCGGGTCCGCCTTTGCCAACCTCGCCGGCAGTCCGCCGAATGCGCGATATGTCGATGTCGTCGGCCGCTTCGTGGTGCTGACGGGCCTGTTGACCAATCCGAACGCCGTGCAATGGTCCGGGTTGAACGATGTCAACGGCGCGAATTCGTGGACGGCGGGGATCAATTCGAGCGACATTCAGACCTTGCCAGATGGCGGCTTTTGCCGGGGCATTGCCGGCGGCGAAACCGGCGTAATCCTGCAAGATAACGCGATCCGGCGCATGATCTATCTGCCGGGCGATCCCCGCGTGTTCCAGATTGAGAAAATCGCCGAAGGGCTCGGCATTTACGGTCCCTTGAGCCTTGTCCGCTCCGGGGCGAGCGTGTTTTTCTACTCGCTGAAAGGGTTTCACCGGATCGACCCGGGCGGCGCACCGGTGCCGATCGGCCGCGAACGTGTCGACCGGACCTTTTTCACCGATCTTGACGGCACGCAGCCGCAACTATTCCAGGGCCTCGCCGATCCGCGAAGCTCGCGCATCCTGTGGGTTTACAAGTCCGTCAACGGCGCGACTAACCTCTTCGACAAGGCGCTTTGCTATGATCCGGTCCTAGACCGGTTCACGCCGCTGCGCTTCTCCGGCGAATTCCTCTTCAAGATGTCGCAGCCTGGCGTCACGCTTGAAGGCGTCGACGCACTTCTAGGCTCGAACCTGGACGCCATAACGCAGTCGTTCGATAGCCTTTCAACGACGATCGTACCGGAGCTGGCGGCGTTCGACGCTGGCCACATGGTCAATTTCTTTCGCGGTCCAAACCTGGAAGCGACGCTGGAAACCGCGGAGCAGGGGACGGACGGTCGCCGCGTCAAGCTCAAGGTCGGGTTTCGCCCGGTCTCCGACGCGCCGGCGGTCTACGGCTCGGCCTCAAGGCGGGAAAATCTGCAGGCCGCGGCCTCGGCCGGCGTTGAGCGCCTGATGAATGCCGTTACCGGGATCTGCAACATGCTGCTGGATACCCGCTATTCCCGCTTCAAATGCCGAATTCCGGCGGGAACGGTTTGGTCGTTTGTGAATGGCGTCGAGCCGATCGACCTGAAAGGCACAGGCAAGCGATGAGCGTTTTTCTCCCGTCGACGGCAGAACAAGACCTCGCGAAATACGCGCTTTCGCTGCAACAGCTCGCGGCCGGGCGCTCGAATGCAACCGGCTCCGTCACGCTGGCGGCAAGTGCCACGTCGACCACGGTTTCGGCCGCCAATTGTGCGCCGGGCAGCGCGGTTTTCCTGTTCCCGAAAACGGCCAATGCTGCTGCGGCTATCGCCACAACGTTCATTAACTCGGTTGGGAAACAGTCGTTCACGATTTCGCACGCGCTCAACGCTCAGGTCGATCGGTCATTCTTCTATGTCTGCCTTGGATGAACTTATCTGCGTTCCGCCGTCGAAGGTTGCCGACGTGTGGCCGATGGTCAAGGAGCATCTATTTTCGGCCGTACGGCGCACCGATCTCAGCCATACGGCCGACATTGAGCACGACCTTTTGCACGGTGACGGGCTGCTCTGGCTGATCTGCGACGGCAAGGTGATCGAAGCGGCCGGCGCGACGCTGCTCGTTCGTACCGACAAGCATCTAGTCTGCCTGATTACCGCGCTCGGAGGATCCAACCGGGAAAAGTGGTTGCCGCTGCTCGCGCAAATCGAGGATTGGGCCCGGGCCGAAGGCGCGGCCCTGGTGCGGATCATGGGTCGGCCGGGATGGGGCCGGGTGCTGAAAGATTATTCGATCTCGAACGTTGTTTTGGAGAAATCCCTTGGGCGGCACTAGCGCCACGAAACAGACGCAAAGTTCGAGCCTGACGCCGTATGATCCGGCCTCGGGCGGCGTTTCCGGCGCGCTCAGCGGCCTGACCAGCCTTCTGCCGCAAGCCGGGATCAACTCGAACCAGACCAACGCGCTCAACACGATCGAGAAGAACGCTGCGAACAATCCATTTTCCGCGCCGATGACGAGCGGCACGCTCGGGCTTCTGAACGGCGGCGGCGCGACCAACAACGACGCTGCGATCAAGCAGAACCTCGGCAATTATCAGGGGCTTTTGGCGAACACGGCGAGCGGCGCCAACATCGGCAACAATACCGCGCTGAAAGCGCAACTGGACGCGGCGGCGGCGGACACGACGAACTCGATCAACGGCCAGTGGGCGGCGGCCGGGCGGGATTTCTCCCCCGGCAACGCTCAGGCGCTCGCGCGCGGCATCACGACGGCACAGGCACCGGTGATCGCCGCGCAATACAATACCGACGTCGGCAACCAACTCAACGCGGCGAGCTCGCTCTATGGCGCGGGGAATACGACTTATGGCCTGCTGAACGCCAACAACGCCACGGCAAACCAGAATTTCACCAACGGCGTCGGCACGGCAGGGACCGCGCTGGATACCCAGAATTGGGGCGCGAACGCGACGCTTGCCGCGGAGGCGCAGCGCTTCGGAATCCCAGCCTCGCAATACGCAACGCTGCTCGGCTCGATCGCGCCGGTGGCGGCGCAATTCGGCACGCAAAACGGCCAATCCACGGGCGAAAGCACGATGAGCGGGGCGCAGCAATTCGGATTGATCGCGCAGGGCCTCGGCTCGCTGTGGCCGAAGGGCAATATCAGCTTTGGAGCGTCTTAAATGGCGGGTTTGCTGGACCTTCTGACGGGGCAAGGCGGCGCGCAAGGCGGGCTGCTAGACTTCCTGCGCGCCAACGCGCTCAACCAGAACATGCCCGCTGGTTTGCCATCGGACACGGCGGACTATAGCCGCCCGGCGCCGATGTCATTTGCGCCCGCGCAACAGCCCGCGCCGCAGATTGCGAGCGCGAATCAGCCGAGTCCATTGGATGCCGCTCCGTGGCCTAGCGGGCCTGTTGGGGCACCTTCCGCCGCGCGCGCGGAAATGCCTGCGCCGATCGTCAGGGCCAATCAGCCGAGTCCGCTGGACAATGCGCAATGGCCCGCAGGGCCGGTTGGTGCGCCGTCGAATGCGAATGCGGCGATGCCGAAAACCGCCCCGATGTCCTTTGCGCCGCCGCCGCAGGCCGCTTCTGCGGATCCTGCCGCGCCAGCGGTCTCTGCCGCCGCTCCGGCCTCTCCCGGTGTCGGCGATCGCTTGGCGCTCGGAGCAAAGGGTTTCTTCGGCAACATGGCCGCGGGGCCAGTCGGCGCCCTGATCGGCGGCATCGGTGCGGCTGTGAGCGGACAACCGACCGATGCCGCAACTATTCAGGCTCACGGCCTGACGGCGACCGCGCGCGCGCTTTTGGCGAAGGGCGCCGATATCTCCGAAGTGCAGGCGGCGATGCAGCCCGGCAATACGGAGGTGCTGAAAACACTCGTTGGGAAATATCTCGGATCGCATCCGGCCGAAAATCTCGGCAGCGGCTACATCCGCGATCCCCTCTCGGGCAAGATAACTCGCGCCTATGAACCCGACGACAAGACGCCGCAAAGCGTTCTCGAATACAAATATTATGTGGATAACCTGCCCAAAGGCCAGCAGCCGATGGACTACGCCACGTTCTCGACGGCCAAGGCTCGGGCTGGCGCGACGAACATCAACAACAACGTCGATATGAACAGCGGCGTCACTTATGACAAGCAACTGTCGGAGGGGCTTGGCAAGGCGCACACCTCGCTTGCTACCGGCGTTGAAGATGCGCAGACGCGCGCCCGCGATATCGCGGCGATGCAGGGGGCCATTGACGCCATCCAGAAGAACGGCGGAACCACCGGCGGCCTCGGGCAGCAGCAAATCCTGGACTTGAAGAAAACCGTCAACGCTGGCGCGTCCGCGCTCGGCATAGATCAGCCGTTCAGCGAGGCCGATCTTGCGGACAAGGAGTTCTTGACCAAGTTCAACCGCTCGATGGCTGGTGCGCAGGCCAAGAACGCGGTCGGTTCTCGCGTTACCAACTTTGAAATGTCAAACTACCTCAAGGCCAATCCCGGCCTCGACATGAGCTTGACGGGCAACCAGCGCTTGCTTGGCATTCAGGCTCAAATCGAGCAGCGCAATATCGCGGTCGGCAATGCCATCCGCGATGCGACCGCGCAGGCGATTTCACAAGGTCAAAAGATCAACCCCGTCACGGTGCAGAAGATCATCACCGCCTATGACGATGAGCACCATATCAAGGATCCTGTAACCGGGCAGGACCTGACGCAGAGCTATGCGCTGCCTGAATTTCAGAACACGCCGACGAACGCCAGCATGGCCGGCGCTCACGGCGAAAACCTCAAGGCGATGGAAAAGACCATCGGTGGAACGACCTACGTTCAACGCAACGGCCAGTGGTATCCGAAACAATGACACAGCCGGTTACAGACCCGAAG